AAATTGGGGGTCAATTATCAAAGTATGTAGGTGAAGAAAAAGCCATGGATTTAATGAAACAAGTAGTAGATAATTTTAGTAGATTTCATCCACACCCAGAACAAATTATATTATCATCACCAGATAAAGAACCGGATTTTATTAAACCTTATTTTGGTCTAAGGTTATTTCCTGTATGGCATATTGGAACTGATTATTTACATGAAATAGGTAAGAGTTGGTATGATTATTTAGTATCTAAAGGAGTTAA